TTTAATTCATAAGATTAATGAGAAGTAAGGTAACGGAAGACTTATTTAGTTGGAGCAAACCAATTGAGAGCCCTCTGCGGTAACTTATTATTATTGATTTAACTTCTTTTGTATACATGCCAACATGGCTTAGAATCGCTTTAAAAATATCGAAGCGTGGTCGAGTTAGCCATCGACAAATTTATAGGTTTGGACTTACGGGTTGATCTCCCCGAGTTTATGTTTCCTTAAAACATTATGATCTAGTAATTTAATAATGATATTATGGACCATGGTTGTTTTTGGTTTAGACGTATTATGAGACTAACACGATGATAGCCTTGTGCAAAGATCATCCTGAACCTAAGTAATACGTGTACTCTTAATGGCTTGATTTGAAATATTTGGATATATATATTTTTAACCACAGTTTGCATAAACGGTGGCCTAGCGAATACTTCTGTAATTTACTCAGTCGAATTAAGTTCTTGTAGCTTAAATCTCGCTATTTTCTTTGGTGGTTACGTCACTTCATGAAAACGTAACACCGGGGTAGTTTCTTTTGGAAGAAACAAGCCCCATCCCTAATATGAAGGGCATTATGATCAGTTAAAATGCCAGGAGACATCCCTGTCATGAGCTATAACGCCAACGCTATGATGATACTACCTGAACATTATGTGTCTGGAAAACCACACCTCTAATGGTAACAGAGTAAGCTTATAGTGAACGTTAAGTAATACTGATTTTGCAACCAACCTTCTAAAAAGGATCCAATGTGTAATATGGAAAATTTAAATTCAATTTTATACAATGAAATATGTCAAGAGGAATTTGAGCCTATCTCAAGTCGTTTGGTACACGAACGTACTACAAAGAACTCACATGTTAAGAAAATATGTGAAGTAATGGGAAAGCAATACAATAAATGCTATAAGAAACAAACGTTAGGTTTTAATTATTATGAATATAAGCAATCAGGCAGATTTGTTTGTTTCTTATCGCGTAATTTGTTGATGCAAGTATCGCAAGATAAATATAGGAAATATGCCAGGATATATGAAAATCATGGTATGTTAGATACTTATTTTATGAATGTGGATGAAAGTCATGTTATGATAGTTAGAGAGAAGAATAGTAAGTTTAGACCTCAAATTGGATTTATACAAAAGTGTATGGATACATTGAGATCACCATTTATTATGTTGGAAAATGCTAAAATGATGTTGGATAAGATCACTTCTAAAGCTTCCAAGTTATTGTTTTTAGATATTATGGCTTTGTTATTGAATTTACGAGAAGGATACTTAACGGCTACTAAGTTGTTGAGTGTTTTGTTACAATTGTATACCATACATGCGCGTTATGTAGATTTATTGTCACCACAACCGAGAATGTATACTCCTCAAGCAGGAACTACTTTGACAGATCTGATTTTAGGTTTTTCTTTGTTAGGTTTACCCTCTGATGTGTTGAATGCTATTAAAACATTCACCGCATTGACAGGGAAACGTGTTTTTGAATCCGAATTGTTTTTAGATATGGCAGAGAAATTATTTACGAGTTTGATTATAATAGTCAAGTGGGTTTCATGTCCTTTTGCAGACTGTCGTATAATATCGGAAGATAATGAGAAATTGATTTTAGGTATGTTAGAAAAGATGGGTACATCGGTCTTTATGCATAGAGACATTAAGACAGTGTGTGACATATATACTAAATACATAGCTAACCCACAGGTTTTGTTCGATCCAACGTTTAGACAAGAAATTATGACTAAATATAATGCATTGAAAACTAGTCCCAGCTTTTTATCTTACGTACAGAATAGTAATAACAAATATTTTGCTACTACGTGGAATTTGTTTGAATCCAATGTTGTGAAAAGTTGTCAAGCTTTTGATACGTCCGGTCGTGATGAACCCATTTGCTTTGTCTTTGAAGGTGAAGCCGGATCAGGAAAATCATGTATTATGAATTCTTTTGTAGCTTTGTTAAAGGAGAGTGGAATGACAACAATATGCCATTCAGTGCCAGCCGCTGAAGATGGTAAAGATTTTTACGACGATTATGAGAACCAGGATGTTTTTGTTATGGATGATGTAGGACAACAAGGAAAATCCCAGTGGAGGTATTTAATTAATTATGTATCCCCAGTGAAATATCCTTTGCCTTGCGCTACAGCATCTAAAAAGAATACGAAGTTTTTTAATTCGAAGATTGTTTTATGTACGACTAATCACTTTAGAGATTTAAATGGTTTTACATCTTCCGATTGTATATCAGAACCTGAAGCCTTATATAGGCGTGCTCATGTTATTAACATCAATCGTGGAAGTTCCGATCATTTTTCACAAGATTTTTCTTATTACAAGTACGATCATATAAATTCAAAAGTATGGGAGAACAAATTTATAAACCATACAGCTGTTAATGTACCACTTGGTTTAAAGACAACATTCACGACTTCAGATGAATGTAGACCCGACAATACGAAAAGAGCATTATCCTGGTTATACGCTATTTTTAAACACGTAGTAAAATCGGAGAAGAATAATAATGCTTCTATGAATATAGATATAAATGATTTGAGAGATATATTAGAAGAAGTACCAGAACCAGAAGACCGTTATTATGATGTTTTCACACTATAGAGTGATTTGAATTATAGTAAGGGCAACTTTTATTTTATGCGATATGTATTCCACGCTATGATGCCTAATTCTTTATTAACGAGACGCTTTGATGCCAACCAAGAGGATGCAAGATATATTGATAGACAACAACCTCGTGCTATTGGCTATTATGACGCATCATTATTAGATAATACTTTTGTTTTTTATTACGATATTTGTAAAGAATTTGTCAACTATTATATCGATATGCTACGCGATTATATGAGTGATGCATTACCGTATATAGTGAATTTTATAACTGAATTAGGTAGTATGGCTCAAACGACTGCTGATTTTATTTACCACGTATTGATTAAATCGAATGTGTTAGCTAGATTGTTATTGTATTTTTTCGCTTGGTATATAGCGAGTTGTTTTTGTGGAGAGAAAGAGATTGAAAAGATGCCCACCCCTGAGTTTACAGCGGATAATATAAGACAGGCTACTAAGATGGATAATAGTGAATTTGAACCGCAAACCACAGTTTTGGTTAATCAACACGAACAATGGATCAAGGAAATACGTAAACATTGTAAGACTATGGTAGTTAGAGATGCTAGAGACATTTTAAAAGATGAACATACTCAATGCGTAGTTAGTGGAAGGCGTATACTGATACCGGCTCATCTTGATATAGGTAATAAATTTGTGGATTTGTATCACTCGTGGGACCATTATAAGCAAGGACACGTAGAGATAGAGAATGTACAACTAAAATTAGTGAGAAAGTATGTATTGAGTGATTTAGCTGTATATGAGATTAAGAACACTGTACCTTTGTACAAATTGAATAGAGCGATTTTTCCTACCAGTACTGTGAATGCCAGACAATGTTACTTGATAAATTCATGTGGATATTATCCAGTAATTTATGATAAGGATATAATGCGAAACGACGAGAGAGTACAATACTCCAATATACACGGTAAATTTGATCATCCAGAAGGAAGTGGATTTTTTACGCCATTTACAGCTAGTGGAGCCTGTGGTACTGTTCTTGCAGCACCCGGTTCCGGTATAATAGGATTTCATGTAGCGGGAAGTGCTGCTGTTGGTTTTTGCGTACAACCACCGAGTCATATAATGGCAGAAATACGAGAATTGATGATGGACACTCCAGCAGCAACAAATTTTGATATAGATGAGAAGATAATACCCAATTTTTCAGGCTCACGTTTAAGATATGAAGGAAAAATAGATCAGATAAGGGCGTTGGGAGATACGTCTTTTAAGCCCAGTCCATTGCATAAGGAAAATTGTGAAGAAATGAGAAATTTGATTAGTAATATAGAGGAAAGACCACACTTATTTACCGAAACACCGATTGACAAAATTGATGAGAAAGCACCACCAAATTTTCATTCAAAAGGTACACCCGCTCAAACGCTTAAAATGTTATCACGCAAAACTTTTATGAAGCAAGGAAGAGTAACCGATGATGAAATACAATTTATTAAGAGTTATTTACGTACCGTTATGATCCCTTTTACTGATTTAGAAGATAAAGAAGTAGCTTTTGGGGGAGAATATGTACCAGCGTTAAACAAAGATTCGAGTAATGGTTATGGATGTTTGAAAGATAAAGAAGCCTACTTTGATTTTGTTAACAAGGAAATAAGACCAGAAGCATATCAATTGATAAATAGAGTGTTAGAGAACGCTAGAGTAGGAAATTACGACTATAATGATTTTATGTGTAGAGAGACATTTAAGGATGAATTACGAAAATCGACTAAAGTAGGAGAGCCGCGTACTTTTAGGGTTATGCCCTTAGGACACATATGGTGGACTAAGAAAATATTTGGTCAATTGTTAAAACATTTTAAGAACACGCGAATGGAAACAGGTATTAGCGTAGGATTCAACCCTTACCTTGACGCAGATAAGTTAGCTAAGAAATTAAAATTGTGCAAGATTACAGGAGATGCGGATTTTGGTAAATGGGATGGCACTATATTGGCAGTATTTATTATTGCTATAATGGAAGTGTTATCAGAATTTTACCAAGGAGATTATCCATTTATGATAGAGTGGTTATCTAACACTATAGCGACTTCTTTTGTATTGGTAAATGACGAAATTATGGCTACGACGCATGGATTACCTTCGGGAACTTGGTTGACTTTGTTGTTAAATTGTTTATTAAATAAATGCTTGACAGCTTTGGTTATATATAGATACAAACCAAACCCGTGTGTAGATGATGTACATGCTGTAGTTGATTTTGTAACAGGAGATGATAAAATTTTTGGAGCTGATGATAAATTAGCTCCTTATTTTAATTTGTTAACTATTAGACAGGTAACTGAATCTTTGGGAATGGATTGTACGAATGGAGATAAGAGTAAAATTACAAAAGCGACACAAGATTTCGACAAATTGACGTATGTTAAGAGACATTTTAGGATGCACCCACGTTTGGGACGATATGTGGGTTGTTTATCCTTGGACACGATAATGAATACTTTACAATGGATTGATACAACTACAGAAGACACTTATGAAGCCATGGTAGGTAAGATGCGTTCTATGCAGATCGAATCTTACTTACATTCACCAACTTTGTTCGCCGAATTGACACGCACATTTGAGAATAATTACCCTTTTGAAGCATTTTTTGACGAGAATAGAGTATTACGTATATTGGAAGATCCTGCAGGTTATGATAATGTAGTAACTATGCAGAAGAAAAATTATAATTTCTAAAATTTTGTAAATGTATAATTGTAAATAATAATAATAATGGAGTTTACCATTTAAATAAAACCTTGTTGATCAGGATGGCAACCTATAGCTAATGTATTTATTATACGGTTATAAAACGTTCTTGTAGTGATGTAGAACGGCCGTGATGATACGTTGATAAATTATCACTTATTGCCCGTTATTGACAATATGCGGGATGAAAGTATTTATTGTTGCTCAATTAATTAACGTAGATGATAAATTTAAACAGGTATCTAATACCGATTTTGATATAAGTTCGCAGAATATGACTACCACTGTAGCATCTGTGACTACCAGAGAAATACAAGAAATTGATTCGCCATTTAATGATAAGTTTATGAAAGTAGATATACCCGACGCTTATAGAGTAGATGCTAAGTCTTTTATTGAGAGACCTTTTTATGTAGATGAAGTAATATACCCTAGTACTGCTGCGCGTTATACTTTATTGACTAGCACTGTTAAGTTTTTACCAGGAGATATAGCACGTAGTAATGCATCTGTCTTGAATATGTTTAAGATGGCCGCTTATGGTAGACCAGAC